TGAGAGAGGCCATGATCAAGCAATTGGATGAGTTTGTGCAGATTTTTGAAGGCTCAATCGTTTTACTATCAATCGAAGATCATGCACCAGCTGGCATGACAAAATTAAAATTGGAGAAATAACATGGCAATGAATGAAAAGACACGATTTGTCAAAGAAAAAACAGGTATGACATTGAAAGAATTGGCCGTCCAAATTGGTTATGATCATAAAACAATATCAGAAGGACTTCGGGGACAAATTCAAATAGGCTATAAATTGGCAAAAATCTTAGCTGAACGAACAGGAGTATCCCCGCTCTATTTTTTAGAAGATAATGCTAAACTCGAAGATTTTTTAAAATAAAAAAAGCATGCTTGATGTGTTTATGTTATTGATCGATCGAATCCTTTTGAAGAGACCTTTTTGTGAATGTTGACGATACGCGTAGCACTTTAGATCGATCAACAATTAAGAATAAAATATCATGGCAAAGTTATATTTTTTCTATTCTGCAATGAATGCAGGAAAAACAAGTCAACTACTACAAACGAATTTCAATTATCAGCAAAGAGGCATGAACACACTACTTTTTGCACCTGCATTTGATCAAAGAGAAGGCCTTGGCACAATCAAATCGAGAATAGGTATATCAGCATCAGCCCATGTCTTTTTTAAAGAAACTGATCTTTTTCAAGCAATAAACGGCCATCATAATCAAAGCCAAGTGCATGCTGTTTTTATCGATGAAGCACAATTTTTAACACCCGCTCAAGTGCTTCAATTGACCGTAGTTTGTGATAGGCTCAACATCCCTGTGCTCACATATGGATTGAGAACGGACTTTAGAGGAGAGCCATTTGAAGGCAGCAAATATCTGCTTGCTTGGTCTGATACTCTCACTGAGATCAGAACGATATGCAAATCAGGGAAAAAGGCCACAATGTCAGCACGACTCGATCAAGATGGCAATCGTATTTTTGAAGGTGAGCAAATTGATATTGGATATCACTATGAGCCTATGGCAAGGCATATGTTTCAGCTAGATAAAGCATCACCTATCGCATGCAAAGAGATGCCAGCTGATCGTAAATAGTCTTCGCCTGTACTGATCCAACGATTGCTTTTTATCTCATAGTAAACGGCTTTGATGCCTGCATGGTGAATAAGTTTTGCACACATTAAACAAGGTGGTGCAGTCACATAAATCGAGCATCCATCTGTTGAAATTCCATTTTTAGCGGCGTTCGCAATTGCATTTGTTTCAGCATGATGACAACCTACTTGAGATTGGGATCCGCTTGGAATTTGCTCTTTATCTCTTAGGCAACAATCACCACCACAAAGACCTGATTGTTTGCGAGCAATTCCATTGAAAGAAGATATGATAGGCACATCCCCGCGCACGATCACAGCACCGACCTTTGCACGACTACACGGTGATAGACTTGCCATGATCTCAGCCATGCTCAAAAAAGCGTTATCTTTAGCAGTCATAGCAATCATCCTCTTTTGATGCTAAACAGGCAAGCTCAGAAGCAAGCTTTAAAACGGCCTTAGATCGTTTGCCACATTTGCCTTTATTGCCTACTGCATACCGACCAAGAGCAAGGCATGTATCACCTTGAGAGACATCAAGCCACACTTGAAAAGCCTTAATACCGTACTCAATTTCTGAGCAATCTTTACAATCAAAAAACTGTTTCTTTACCTGCATCACACCTTTAGCACCAGCTGATGATGTCAAACCTGTTTCAAACTTGCTTTCATAGTATGCAATCGCAATCATGAGATGAGGATCAACCCCCATCTTTTCAGCACTAGATGCGACCTTCAAGCACTGTTGCATTCTAGAGGGAATTGACTTAGCGACAATCTTTTCCCATCCAAGGTCTTGCTTGCTTTGAGTAGGATTGAAGATCATACCCATCACAACCCAACAAATATCAAAATAGCTATTCATCATCATCCTCGTCTTTGGTGATGTCATCCCAACTTTCATCGTATGAGATATCATCGTATGAAATGATAATTGCTCTTTCATCAAAGATCGAGCGACAACTTTTGCAATAGTGGTACTCAACACTTGAGCCTGCTAAAGGTGAGTTTATTTTTGATTGGCATCGAAGGCAGTGCATTGGATCAGCTCCATGGTTTTAGGGAAGATGCCTAAAGTTATATCATATATTGCTTGAGCATATTCTCTTATTTCAAACTGTGCGTTTTCATCGAGTCTCAATCGTAAAAAGTGCATGATTGATTGTGTTGATGCCGTCCATATACACTCGCTATAAGTTGCCACAGGCAAGACAATGCGAGCTTGCTCTCTACATACTCCCATCTTGAGCAATTGTTGATAATTGCCATATGCCAAATTGTAGACCTCATCAATCAAGATCAAAGCTTGGTCTTCCTCTGCATCTGATAGCGATCCTATCGATGATTGCTTGTTTTTTGTGTCTTGTAGTCTGAAATGATCGGGATAATAAAAGCCTTCTTTGATCTCAGTATATCTTGCTGATTGCTCATTCCAAGCACAACCGACTTGGTGCTTCATCCATTGTCTTAAAACAAATATAGGTGCTTTAATTCGGAATGAAATGCTTGAATGCCTAAATGGTGATGTGTGCTCATGATCCCAAAGATATTTTAAGAGCTTGCCATCTCTATCCGTCCATGATGTGGAGATAGATGCAAAGCTCACACGAGCGGCATTGACCACAGATAAGTCTGATCCCATGTGATCGACATACTCAACAAATCCGTCTGAAATAATCTTTTTCATACTTGCCTTTCTTAATGAAATGTGTATTATATTATTATATAATTTTATGCTTTTCAAGGTGTTTATATAACACAGTAAGGACAAAAAAATGATTAACACAACTTTAATTTCAAGATTGCTTGTGATCGATCAAGTGATTTCATCTGCACTTGAGCATTTCCCTGCTCAAAAAGATGCATTGCGATTGCATATTGATGCACTGATCAATCAACATGTAGATGATCACTCAGACGATGTTGAGGCTCAACTCATGGCAAAGCTTGAAAATAACCGTATTTCAAACATTTACTCACAACTAAAGGACAATAAGCATGCTTAATTCAATCACTTTAATTGGTCGTGTTGGTCAAGACCCAACCGTCAAAGTTATTTCAGATACTGCTCAAGTATCAAATTTCAGTGTCGCATATACCGAGAAATACAAAGATCAACCTCAAACAACATGGTTTAATGTGCAAGCATGGAACGGCCTATCAAAGATCGTTCAAGACCAGGTAAAGAAAGGTGATCTCATCACAATTGTAGGCAAGATCACATCGAGAGAAGCAGAAGGCAAAACTTATTGGACACTCACAGCTGAAAGAGTGATTGTTTAATGAAAGCTAAAGATCGCAAATCTATCTTGAGCCTTTATATATCAACTAAGCTGATCAATCTTTTGGACACGATCAGCGATAGGCATAAAGTCAAGGTTTCAAAACTAGCTGAAAAACTCCTGCTTGATGGTCTCAATCGAGATCAGATTGATCTTAGCCTTGAGATCGATGATGATGATGCTATTGAGAAAATCACTGCGAAGATTATTGAAAGAGGTTGATCATGGCAAAGAATAGACAAGCTCCAGCAACTAAAAAGACCGTTGATAAAAACGATATAGTCGATTCCAAGACTAGCAAAAACGCTATTGTGCCAGCTAAAAAGACAAGCGAGGAAAAGGCAGAGCTCGCAAAAAAGAAAAGGCTGATGTTAACCGAGCAGGTACTTGAATATATCTCTCAAGGCCTTTCTCAAACTGATGCACTTTCTTTTGTCGGTGTTGCCTACAGCACTTGGAACGGATGGATGAGATCGGATCCCGAATTGGTGGCTGATATCAAGAGAGCTGAAATCTCTTTAAAGGTCAAGCACTTGCAAAATATTCAACGACATGCTGAGAATGATGTGAGAGCCTCCCAATGGCTTCTAGCTCGTAAATTTCCTGCAGAATTTGGGGAAAAGCAAACGATCGATATGAATACACGAGGGGATGACAATAAAGTTATCATCAATGTGATCCAGCAGGTGCAAAAAGAAAAACACGCTCAAGCTATTGAGATCAAGCATGAGCTACCTGATGAGCTACCTGATGAGATAGACGATGAAGAAGACTGATCTAAAACTCAATCTTAACCCTTTACAGGTTGATCTGATTGATAAGCTGATTTATTCAAACGACCCATTTATTGCCGTTCGTGCAGGTTGGGGGAGCGGCAAAACATCAGCACTTGTCTTTGCTCTATGGACATGGAGCAAACTGCACCCAAATAAATCGAGCCTTTTAGTGACTGATACAACTCCAAGATATCGATCTGTTTTAGGTCCAGAACTTGAAAAGTGGCTTGTGCCTTATGGATGGCAATATCATCAGCAAGATGGCAAATGGCAGTCTCCAAATGGTCATGTCGTATGGACACGATCTTATTTCAGACCAGGTACAAGAGACGCTACACATAACCCGCTTGAAGGTCTTAACATAACGAGCGGTTTAGCTTTGATCGATGAGTGCCAAACACTCTCCGAAGAGGTAGCACAAAAGACTTTAGGCCGTTTGCGATCAGGTCCATCACCCAAGCTTATCATGGTAGGCCTTCCTGTTTGGGATGCTTGGTGGGTGGCTTTTGCAGAAAGAGCAAATTGTCAGCCTATCCTACATTCAAGTCATGTTAACAAAGCCAATCTCTCAGATGCTTGGTTTGAAGCAGTCAAGAATCTACCTGAAATAGAGCGTCTTGCCATGGTGGAAAATCAACCTCGTCCACCTCAAGGGATTGTATTCTCAGAATGGACACACTCGCATGTGATCGAGGGATGGCAATATGATCAATCAATGAGCGCTCGTATTGCAGTCGACTTTGGCTTTAGAAAACCTTCCGTTTTGATTTTGGCACATGATCCACATCT